CAACTGGTTTCATCATTGCGCTTTTAGTTGCCGTCTTGATGAAGATGTAAGAATGCATGGCTGTCCTCGAAACTATTATGGCGGCGAATGCAGCTTACGGAGTTATAAAGAAGTGCCTTGAAAATGGGCGTGAAGTTAAGGATATGGTGGGCCATGTTGGCAAATTCCTAAATGCTGAAGACGACCTCAAAGATGCCGTAAACCGTAAGAAAAAAAACCCGATTACAGCTATTACAGGCGGCGCAGAGGGGGATTGGGAAGAGTTCCAAGCCCTTGAAAAGATTCAAGAGCAGCGCCGTGAACTGGAGTCTTGGTGCAGATTGTATGCCGCTCCCGGCACTTGGGACAAATGGCAATTTTTTCAGGCTGAAGCTCGTAAGGCTAGAAAAGCCGCACAAAAACAAAAAGAAAAGGAACGTGAGCAGTTAGTCGAGATGCTAATGATGTGTCTCGGATGCATGTTTGCTGTTAGCGGGATGGCCGCTACTGTTTTTGCGCTCGGGCGCTACATGGAAAAGTGGTAATGTTTTTTTTGGTCTGGTTGCAGTTTTTTAACGGAGAGTTGAAATATCACCAATTGTCTCAGCACACAAACCAGATCGAATGTATGAAGGCTAAAGACGATGCTAAAGTTTTAGTTACAAGTTCGACAATTATGGTGCAGTGTTTTGAGGTAAAGGTCGGGGATTAGAATGGCAGCAAAGAAGCTAGAAGATCAATCCAAGTACGACGCTTATGACATGGATGGCGATGGAATTGTCTCTGACGCTGAGATGATGAAGGCCAAAGAGATCCGCGAAACAGAGGACGCGCTGCGTAAGCACCTGGCCCAGCTGCGCATGGCTCGGTGGACACTGGTCGGCATGGCAGTATTCACAGTCACAATGTTCTTTATACCTTTGGATCGCGTCACTGCACTAAGCGACATAAGCAATCTTTTCTACATTAGTGGCGCTGGCATTGTCGGTGCCTTCATGGGCGCAACAGCATGGATGGGACGAAAGTAATGGGCATATTAAGCGCACTGATAGGGCCAGCGACTGAGCTTGCTGGGAAGTTTATACAAGATAAAGATCAAGCGGCACAGTTGGCCCATGACCTAACAACGATGGCCGACAAGCACGCACAGGAGGCCATGCTGGCTCAGATAGAAGTCAACAAGGCCGAGGCGGCATCCGGTTCAGTATTTAAGGGCGGATGGCGTCCATTTATCGGATGGGTTTGCGGCGCTGCATTCGCATATCATTTTGTGTTGCAACCGTTTATTGTTTTCGGAGTTTCGGTCGCTGGTGTAGCAATACCTGAGTTGCCTACGTTTGACATGGGTAGCCTAATGACTGTTATGATGGGGATGCTGGGCCTTGGTGGCCTCAGAAGCTATGAGAAAAAACAAGGATTAACGAAATGAGACTAATTGATGAGATTGTTGTACATTGCACAGCAACGAACGCTAAATGGTACGAAAGTAAATCGGCTGAAGATGTTGTCGCTGAGATCCGCCGGTGGCACACTGAAGAGCGGGGATGGTCTGATATAGGCTACCACGCTATTGTTCATAGGGACGGGTCAGTTGCACATGGCCGATCAGATGATCGCAAAGGCGCGCATGTTGCAGGCCGCAACTCTACAACTCTAGGCGTAAGCATAGTCGGTGGTCGTGGATCTGTATCTAATGGAGAATTTGACGACAATTACACGCCGGAACAGGGTGCAGCTCTGCGCAAGTTAATTAACGAATACAAAGAAAAGTATCCTGCAATCAAAACAGTGTCAGGACACAATGATTATGCAAGCAAAGCTTGCCCAGGTTTTAACGTAGGAGAATGGTTAGATGGCTAAGAAAGGACTATATTCAAACATCAACGCAAAGAAAAAACGCATTGCTTCTGGCAGTGGAGAAAAGATGCGCAAGCCTGGATCGGCTGGTGCGCCTAGCGCCAAAGACTTTAAGGACAGCGCCAAAACATCGATGATGAACAAGAGAAAAAAATAGTTGCGGTAATTAAATTTGGCGCTATGCTTTCTGTGAGGTCAGCTTAGATTTTAACCTGTACTGGCACTAATATACACTAAACAGCATTTTGTTTTTTTCTGTCTCAAATGGCTGGCCTCACTAATTTCTTGCAGCATTTTAATTTGGTGATATAAGTTTCGAGTGGGTGGTTTAATCTAATAAAAATACGCTTAGCCACGGGAATGGCGGTTGTTTTGATTGGTTACGTTGCTACCAGACTGCGCCAAACGACATGCATATCAACGGCCACCCACACGATCACTAAAATATTGCACCGACTACCGCCATGAGACCGGCTCCGCATACGAAGCCGATCATGCAACCAATCAGTCCAGCAAGTTCTATCTTATCCATTAGTGGGTCTTCCTTTCGGTTTAATACTGCCTGATGGCAGGCTGGTGCGCTTGCACTTCGCCATACTATCGCGTGACTGATCATAGATCACGGAATAGATTACATCGCTGGCAACGGAGCAAGTTTTCATGTCTTTGAAGTATACCGTTGATGTGGCCTCGTATGAGGTAACGCCAGATGTCACGGTGTAGGTCAGGATTAGTGCTGCCCAGTAGGTCATTTGTTTTCTCCTACGGCAAAAAATAATGCCAATAATTTCTATCACCTTTAACTTGAGGCAGGCGATACCTTAACACCCTTCCTTGTTTAGACATACCATCCAGAAAGGAGCTAATTGTTTGGACGCTCATCCCGCATGCGTCTATATCAATCTTCGCGGCAACGTCAGCAGCAGTTAAGTCTTCGCCTTTTTTAAAACGGCTAAGGATCATTTGCCTTTTCCTTTCAACAACAACCATAGCTTTTTGTTTGGCCTCATCTTTTGCACTGAGGCTCTGAAACTCTCGTAAATCCATTGGCAATTGCGGCCTTTTGCCCAAGCGAGCCATTTCTATTTCATGCTCAATCATATTAAAGCCAACTAAGATTTCTTTTTTTTCAAAAGCCGTTTTAGCTTTCTTTAATTCATCTACAACTCTTCTTGCTCTAGCCCTTTTAGCATTAAACTCGAAAGGGCTAAGACCTCCTCGACTTGCATTTTTAGGTTCAACCTGCTTCTTTGCTCGCTGTCCTTTAGCATCAGTTTCAACAGCCGGTTTTGTCGCTTTGCCGCTTTTATTATAACGCTTTCGTCTAACATTATCAGTCTCCCTAAAAGTGTGAAACTTTATCCCGAATTGCACTGAAGCACGATGAACAGTCGTTGGAGAAAGTAGCGTTGTTTGTGCTGCCTCCCCCTGACTAAGCCCAGCTTCCGCGCAACGAATTAAAGCCGCAATTTCTTTGTCGTTTATTCTAACACCCATAATCGTAAGCATCCTCTTCGTCTTCCATTGGCTTTATTTGGCCGCTTCCGTTGCAATTGTTGCAACTTTCTAGCCGCTCACTAGGAAATCCATAATCGTTGTCGAAACCTTGGGGGACAAAATACTCGCTGTAAACTTTCCCTTCGCCCTCACATTCGGGGCAATCAATAAAATTCATTTGTTACCTCACGTTTAGCCACTTCAGCTGCGGCGTTTTAAAGAAGCCCAAGGGCGCAGCTTACTGCAACGCCCCTGGATATTTGCCAGGACTTTAGCGCCAGGAATTAGGGTTATTGCTTTGGCTGTCTTGTGGTTGCCATTGCTGCTGAGGTGCGGCTGCTGGCGGAGCTTGGTATTGCTGCTCCGGTGGTGCGGATTGAGCCTGGTCAGGTCTGCGATTTGCAAACAGGTTCCAAGATCCGATCTTCGGGAAGTTGCGCGGCTCGTCGCCTTGCTTGGCTGCAACTGCAATGCTGATTGTTAGCTGGTGCTCAAGAAGAATGTCATGGATCTGCTCAATCGCAGCGCGCGCAGCTGGATCGCCTTTGCGTTCCTTAGGTTCATTAATCCAAGCGGAGGCTGTCATATCAACCGCCTGCCCGTTTTGCATAAATCCTTGCAGCTGTAGCCGGTTATTTCCTAATTGTGGTCTGCTCATAGCATCGCCTTTCTTTTATTAAACTCAGTTTTTAGGGTTTGGTATAGTTCGGGATGTTCCAGAGAGAATTGGTCTAAGCCAATGCTGTAATGATCTTCCCATTTGCCAAGATCAGATCGAACAGTGATCGTCTGAAGCTCGGCAATTCTTTGTGCAAGGTATTGCTGCTGTCCATTATC